GTTGCAATGCCAGATGACGGCAAAGTTTATTACTGGGACGAAGAAACTCAAGCATATTGTCAAGCCACATAATTTACTGTAGTTTGACCATTAACCGTACTGGTGCGGCACATCAGGAACTCCATAGGAGTTAAACATGGACGAAACAGTCCCCAACGTAGCGGATGCCTCCGCGCCAGAACTCGAAGCCACGGCAGCAATCGAGCCTGTAGAAAACACGACGCCGGAAACGCCTGCTGAACAGGAAGCTAATAAGTCCTTCACACAAGAAGAACTTGACGCAATTGTTGGCAAGCGCCTCGCAAGAGAACAGCGCAAATGGGAGCGCGAACAGGCTCAAAGAGCAGAGGAAGTACAGGCCCGCCAGCAAGCAGGCTATGATATTACCCCTGATCAATTTGAGACTTATGAAGATTACGCAGAGGTTTTGGCCGAACGTAAAGCTGAAGAATTGCTGGCACGGCGAGATACTGCCCGTCAGCAAGCTGAAATGCAGGATGCCTACCATGATCTAGAAGAGGCGGCGCGGGACAAATATGATGACTTTGAACAAGTCGCATACAACCCCAACCTTCCGATTACAGATTTCATGGCGCAAAGCATCCAAGCGTCAGACGCAGGCCCAGACGTTCTATATTATCTCGGCTCTAATCCGAAAGAAGCTGATCGTATTGCCCGTCTAGCGCCAATTTTGCAGGCAAAAGAAATTGGAAAACTTGAGGCTTCATTGTCCTCAAATCCGCCGGTTAAAAGAACTTCAAACGCCCCGGCTCCGATTGCGCCTGTCACAGCACGTTCTACTGGGTCAAACCAGTTTGACACAACTGATCCTCGTTCGACTAAGTCTATGACTACGTCGGAATGGATCGAAGCAGAACGTATGCGGCAGATCAAGAAGTACGAGGCACAACGCAACAGATAATTTGGGATTATTACCATGTCTAACTCGATTTTAACAATTGATATGATCACGCGGAAGGCTCTAGAAATTCTAGAGAACAACCTTGTGCTGACACGTAACGTAAACCGCCAGTACGACGATAGCTTTGCTGTCGAAGGTGCTAAAATTGGCTCAACCCTGCGTATCCGTCTTCCAGACCGTGCGCTCGTAACTGACGGCGCAGCCCTTCAGGTACAGGATGACAACGAGCAGTTCACAACGCTTGCTGTTTCCACCCAGAAGCACATCGGCGTCAACTTCACGACTGCTGAATTGACGATGCAGCTTGACGATTTCGCAGACCGCGTTCTCAAGCCACGTATCTCGCAGCTTGCTGCCAGCATCGACGCTGACGTTGCCAACTCGTTCTTGACCATCGGTAACACTGTTGGCACGCCCGGCACTACGCCATCGACTTCGGCTGTTCTTCTTGCTGCACAGCAGAAGCTCAACGAAAACGCTGCTGTAATGTCGCCACGCTATGCAACTGTTAACCCTGCTGCCAACGCTGGCTTGGTTGAAGGCCTCAAAGGTCTATTCAACCCAACCGACACGATCAGCAAGCAGTTCAAGAACGGCATGATGGGTACTGGCGTACTTGGTTTCGACGAAATCAATATGTCGCAGTCCATCAAGCAGTTCACCACTGGTTCGCGTACTGCAACTGGTGGCACGACTTCGGCGGCTGTTACTACTGAAGGTGCAACCACCATCGCCATCACTGGTGCTGGTGCAGCCGGCGTAGTCAAAGCAGGCGACGTTTTCACTGTAGCTGACTGCTTCAGCGTTAACCCACAGACCCGTGAAAGCACAGGTTCGTTGTTCCAGTTCGTTGCCCTTGCTGATGTCACACTCAGCGGCGCAGGCGCTGGTAACGTAACTGTTTCACCGATCTACTCGGCTACGCAGGCACTTGCTACCGTCAACACGCTGCCCGGTAACTCCAAGGCAATCATCTTTGTTGGTACGGCTTCTACGCAATACGCGCAGAACCTTGTATACCACAAGGACGCTATCACCTTCGCAACCGCCGACCTTCTGCTCCCACAGGGCGTAGATATGGCTTCGCGTCAGGTGCATAACGGCATCAGCTTGCGCGTTGTTCGTCAGTACGACATCAACAACGACCGTCTGCCTTGCCGTATTGACGTTCTGTACGGTTACAGCACAATCCGTCCGCAGATGGCTGTCCGGATGTGGGGTTAATCTAATACCGGCCCTCGGTTCGCCGGGGGCCAACTATTCTAAAGGATTTTTACTATGCCTACTTTACCTAATGGCGCTGGCGGTTACCAAGTTGGTGACGGCAATCTCGGCGAAATCACTTTTGGTGTTTCATCTATCCCGACTGCACTTACCGCAGCGGCTACTCTGACCACTGCCGAATTGGCTGGTGGCCTTGTTGTCTACACTTCGGCCAGCACGGCAGACATCACGCTTCCTACGGTTGCGCTTGTCAACGCCGACTTCAGCAGTGCAAAAGTCTATTCGTCTTTTGACATTTCTTTGGTTGCTACCAGCACTGGCGTTCCTACTATCGTAGTAGGCACCGGCTGGACCTTGGTTGGTTCAGGCGCAGGCGTTGCTTCTAAGAGCGTTCTGTTTCGCGCTGTTAAAACTGGCGAAACAACGTACAACCTGTACCGCATCGCTGGCTAATAGGTTTGCCCCGACTACGGTCGGGGCATCCTTTTCAGGAGAAAATCAATGGCTAACAGCAAATCTATCGGTGTTGCTTTCCTCGACCAAGACATTATTGGCGCACAATTTGTCTTGGCTGATGAGCAAATCGGCTACACCGCCGCAGCACAAGGCACAGTTACGCAGGCGACAGACAAGTCAACTGCTGTAACGCTGAACAAGCCTGCTGGTCGCATCACCATGAACAACGCGTCTTTGAACACTGCTACTAACGCTACGTTTACATTGAACAACAGCTTCATTTCTGCAAATGACACTGTTATTCTTACTATCTCTGGTGGTCAAGCGACCGCTGGATCATACAACGTGTTTGCAAACAATTTGAGTACTGGCACTGTCAGCATCAGCCTACGTAACATTTCTGGCGGTTCGCTGTCAGAAGCAGTAGTGATTAACTTTGCAATCATTCATTGCGTATAATTAATTTGGACGGCTTTCGGGCCGTCCATTTTTAATAGTTTTATGGGGATTTTGGCATGGCTACGGCTGGTGAAATAATCAACGGTTCGCTTAGACTTCTAGGTGTTCTGGCAGAAGGCGAAACTCCATCGGCTGAAACGTCGCAGGACGCACTGCGCGCCATGAACCAGATGATTGATAGCTGGAACACTGAACGCCTCGCTGTCTTCTCGACACAAGACCAAGTATTTACATGGCCCGCCGGCATCCTTAGCCGCACGCTTGGGCCAACCGGCAACTTTGTTGGCAACCGCCCTATCTTGCTGGATGACGCTACATATTTCAAAGACCCTAGCTCTGGTATTAGCTACGGCATCAAAATGATTAACCAGCAGCAGTATGACGGCATCGCGGTCAAGACCGTGTCTTCTACGTTCCCGCAAGTTATCTTTACCAACATGACGTATCCTGACATTGAAATGTTTATCTACCCGCGCCCAACGCGCGATCTAGAATGGCATTTCATTTCGGTTGAAGAACTGACACAGCCTGCAACGCTTGACACAGTCCTTTCGTTCCCGCCCGGCTATCTGCGTGCGTTCCGCTATAACTTAGCGTGCGAACTAGCACCTGAGTTTGGCGAAGAACCGTCGCCACAAGTTCAGCGCATTGCTATGTATTCCAAGCGCAACCTGAAGCGCATCAACAACCCTGATGACATCATGTCGATGCCATACAGCCTTATTGCATCGCGCCAGCGGTATAACATTTTTGCAGGAAACTACTAATGAAGACGCCCATACTGGGCAGCGCGTATGTGGCCCGTTCAGTAAACGCTGCCAACGCACGCATGGTAAACTTGTTTCCAGAAGCCGTGCCAGAAGGCGGCATAGAGCCAGCGTTTATTCAGCGTTGCCCCGGCTTGCAACTTCAGCAGACCATTGGTGATGGCCCGATCCGCGGACTGTGGGCGCACCAGACACGCGGCGATGACTTTTACGTTGTGTCTGGCTTTGAAGTCTACAAGCTGTCCAGCCTGACCGGAACACCTGTCAAGCTGGGCGACGTAACCGGCACTGGCCCTGTGTCCATCGCTGACAACGGCACACAGATATTCTTCGCCTGCAATCCTGATGCGTTTATTTACGACGAGTCAACCAATACGTTTGGGCAGATCACTGACCCTGACTTTCCGGGCGCGGTTACTGTCGGCTATCTCGACGGTTATTTTGTGTTTAACGAGCCTAATAGCCAGAAACTTTGGGTGACGCAGCTTTTTGACGGCTTCCAGATTGACCCGCTAGAGTTTGCCAGCGCCGAAGGTAGCCCTGACGGCGTCGTCGGCATACTGGTAGACCACCGCGAATGTTGGGTGTTTGGCACCGACTCCACCGAAGTGTGGTACAACTCTGGCGGTCTAGACTTCCCGCTATCGCCGATCCAAGGCGCGTTCAACGAAATCGGTTGCGCTGCGCCGCACTCCATCGCCAAGATGGACAACACCGTGTTCTGGCTGGGCGCAGACGCACGCGGCCAAGGCGTCATTTACCGGGCAGCCGGCTATAGCGCGCAGCGCATATCAACGCACGCGATTGAATGGCAAATCCAAAACTACCTAGATATGAGCGACGCTGTAGGTTACACCTACCAGCAGGACGGCCATGCGTTCTACGTCCTGTCGTTTCCGTCCGCGGATGAAACTTGGGTGTACGACGCTGCCACTGGCGCATGGCACCAGCGGTCATCTTACTCCGCTCTTGCGCCGACTGAAGGCGCGTTTAACGCCGAAGCTTTTAGTGACGCGTATTACCTAGTACTGCCGCTTACACCTTCTGGCGTCAGCGGCGCGTTCTCACGCCATCGCAGCAACTGCCAGTGTAACTTCCAAGGCAACATCATCGTCGGTGACTACGCCAACGGCAACGTTTACACGTTTGAACTAAACGTTTTTGAAGACAACGCGATAGCGCAGCGTTGGTTGCGGTCGTGGCGCGCACTGCCAACGGGCCAAAACAATCTCACGCGTACAGCAAACCATAGCTTGCAGCTTGAGTGCGAAACAGGCGTTGGCCTGAACGACGGCCAAGGAAGCGACCCGCAAGCCATGCTCCGCTGGTCCGACGATGGCGGCCATACATGGTCCAACGAACACTGGGCGTCTATGGGCAAGATCGGCGCAACAGGCACCCGTGTCATATGGCGCCGGCTTGGCATGACGCTGAAGCTGCGCGACCGCGTCTACGAAGTGTCTGGCAGTGACCCTGTCCGCATTTACTTGACCGGCGCTGAACTGCAACTGAGCGGCACAAATGCCTAACGACTTACTTACCCGTATCCCCGCGTCACGCGTTCCGATTACGGACGCGTCTGACGGCACGGTGACGCGCGAGTGGTACAGGTATCTGTTTAATCTATTTACGTTGACGGGCGGCGGGCAAGCTAACTCGGCAGCAAGTTCGTCTTTCGGGCAAGACTTGGCCCCAATGTACACGCCGCAGGTGAGCGACAAGCGTTACGGTGCGTTCTTCGACACCACCACGCAGACAGCCGCCGCCACTAGTACGGCGTATCCAATCACGCTTAACTCTACGAGCATAACTGACGGCGTCTACATCGGCACGCCTACGTCGCGTGTGTATGTAGACCGCGTAGGTACGTACAACTTTCAGTTTTCCGCGCAACTTAACAAATCCGGCGGCGGTTCAGGAAACGTTTTTATCTGGTACAGAGTAAACGGTACTAACGCGGCAAACTCTGCAACAAGCGTGACGTTAGCTGGAAGTAGTTCAGCGGCTGTTGCCGCATGGAATTTTGTGATAGACTTAAACGCAGGTGATTATTTTGAACTGGTTTGGTCTACAAGCAATACAAACTGTGAAATTCAAGCCGCAGCGGCCAGCGGCCCTGTCCCCGCAATTCCATCCGTCATCCTGACGGTAACTGATAACATTAATTGAGGCATAGTTATGACTGTTCTTGCTCAACAACCTAAAGCACAATTCTTCGATGCTAACGGTAGCCCGTTGGTCGGCGGCAAGGTCTATACCTATGCTGCTGGTACGACAACACCTTTGCAAACGTACACTGATGCGTCGGGGGCTACAGCCAACACCAACCCAGTTATTCTGGACTCCCGCGGCGAATGTAACTTGTGGTTCTCCACAGCTTCCAGCTACAAAGTAGTCTTGGAAACTGCCGCCGACGTGCTGCAATGGACCGTCGATAACATTGCGACCTACGGCACCGTTGCCAGCCAGAACTCCAACAACGTGGCTATCACTGGCGGCACGATCAGCGGCGTCACAATCACAACGTCCACCATCACCGGCGACATATCCGGTAACGCTGGCACTGTGACGAACGGCGTTTATCTGACAGCTACTCAGACGCTGACAAACAAGACCATCACAGGTCTAGCGTCGGCGTCAACAGTCAACGACAGCCTTGGTACAGGGTTCACTATTGGCTACCGCAGCATCCCGCAAAGCCTCAACACAACCGCTGCGGCATCGGACATCGGTAAGCATCTGTATGTGTCGGCAACCACCACAGTCCCGTCGGGCGTGTTTGTGGCCGGTAACGAGTTTCTTGTGGTCAACAGCAGCGCCAGCACCGTGACGCTCACACAGGGCGCTGGAACAACGTTACGGCTTGGCGGCACTGCAACCACAGGCAGCCGCACCATCGCAGCTTACGGCGTCGCTAACGTGCTGTGCGTCGGTACTGAAACATTCTACGTCACCGGCAACGTAACCTGATAGGATAGGCCCATGCCAATTATTGCAGCAAACATCATCCCTGCTAAGAATATGGAAAACGCGCAGACAGTGCAGTATACGTCGCCAAGCAGCACCACGACTATTATTGACAAGTTCACGGCTACCAACTTCAGCAGCGGCATGGTCAACGTGAGCGTCAACTTGGGCGCGGTCGGTACGGCCACAGGTAACGACAACCTGATCGTCAAGACGCGGACGCTGCAACCCGGCGAGACTTACACCTTTCCTGAAATCGTAGGCCACACCCTGCCGTCTGGCGGGTTTGTCTCTACGCTTGCGTCAGCGGCAGCGGCAGTCAACTTGCGCGCGTCTGGACGCGAGATTAGCTAATGCAGAATTTCCTACGCATTGCTGACGGGCTAAATACATCTTCTGTCTTACGGGAGTTAGTCACGCAGCCAGAGTTGTGGGATCAGAATACACTTCGCACCAGCCATCCTGACACCGCTCACGCAGACGTTAGCGACATCTGGCTGTGGTTTAACGCAATCCCTGACACGCCTGATGGTGTTATTAATGACATCCAAACGGTCGAGTATCCTGCGTGGGCGCGCCTGCCGTCGCTGCGCCGCATGGTGCTAGACCTGATCCACCGCGTCAACGGCGTCCAGCTTGGCCGCTGCATCATTACTAAGCTGCCGCCGGGCGGTGAGATTACGCCGCACGTTGACGGCGGCGCTCCAGCAGAGTTTTACATCCGCTACCAGATTGCGCTTCAGTCCCTGCCCGGCGCGCTATTTCACAGCGGCGACGAAACGGTTAACTTCCGCCCCGGCGAAATCTGGTGGATCAATAATCGCGTAACACATTCTGTTGTAAATAACAGCGCAGATGATAGGATAGTCTGCATTGTAGACATCAGGAGCGCATAATGATAACGGCACAAGTTGAAGATTGGGCACCTTTTATCGAAGAAGCGCAACCGTTGCTACCTTTGCACTGGGAAGAATTGGCGCTCAACAAAGATAAAGTTCCGCTTGATCCGCAGTACGACCTTTACGCTGTCCGCGATAACGCCGGGCAAGTGCTAGTGGTGACGCTGCGCGAAACTGGCCGTTTAGTGGGATATTTTATAGGCTTTATTGCGCCGGGGCTGCACTACCAAACGTGCCTGACGCTGACAATGGACATCTTTTGGACGCATCCAGATGTGCGTGGTGGATTTAGTGGTGTAAAACTCTTTCGTTTAGTTGAAAAAGAGGCTAAAAGGAGAGGCGTGCATCGTATGTTTTACGGTTCCAAACTTCACAAAGACGCCTCAAGGATGTTTGAGTTTTTGAAAATGGAACCTGTAGAGACATATTACAGCAAATGGATCGGGGAATAACATGGTCGCAGTAGTAGCCGGAGCGGCAGCATTAAGCGCAGGAGTATCCATTGGCGCGTCTAAAAAAGCCGCCAAAGCACAAATAACCGCGTCCAATACGGCAGCAGCAGCGCAGGAACGTGCAGCGGCGCTGGCGCTAGAGGCCCAGAAGACAGGTACTGCCGAAGCTAACGCCGCCGCAAGAGATGCCGCAGCAGCAGCGCAGCAAGCGCAGAATGAAGCCAACACACAGGCGCAGAATTTAGAGCGCCTGCGTTACAACGAAGCGCGTATGGCGGACGAGGCGGCGTTTACTGGCGCGCAAGCAGCTTCAGACAAGGGCTACGACACCGCTCAAGGCGCCTACAATACTTCATACGCCGCCGCGCAGGCGGCTGGCGATTTGGGCTACGACACTGCCTTGGGTGACGCCAACAGGGGTTTTGACACCGCGCTAGCCGACGTTAATAGGGGTTACGCCGAGGGCCAAGCTGCCACCGATCTAGGATATACCACCGCCCGCGGCGATTTTGAGCAAGCGTATCAGCGGCAGGGTGAGTTTCAGCAGCCGTTTATTAAAGATGGCCGCACCGCTCAAGACCAGATTATGCAGCTTATGGGCCTTAGCGGCGACGCAACCGCTGCCAATTACGGTCAGTACGCTAAGTCATTTGGTATGGGCGATTTTGAGCAAGACCCCGGTTATGCCTTCCGTATGTCAGAAGGGCTAAAGGGGCTAGATCGGTCGGCATCTGCGCGCGGCGGCATATTGTCTGGCGGCGCACTGAAGAACGTTACGCGGTTCGGCCAAGACTTAGCCAGCCAAGAATACCAAAACGCGTTCAACCGCTACCAGACTGAACGCGCTGCTCGCCTTAACACGCTTGGCGGTATATCCGCTTCAGGTCAGTCAGCGGCAAATAACATGAGTGGCTTTGCAGGCGCGCTTGGCTCAAACAACGCGGCAGCCGCTTTGGAGCGGGCGCGGGCGACATCCGCAAACTCTATAGGCCGCGGGACCACAACAGGCAGTATTGCTATGAACCGCGGGGCTGCGACGGGCGATATTGCTATGCGACGCGGCGCAACAACATCGGCAAATGCTTTGAACCTTGGCGAAGCAACCGCTGGGATCGGTCTGGCACGCGGCAACACGACAGCCACAAATCTTATGAACCGCGGCGCGGCAACCAAAGCAAACGACGCGGCGTATTACGGCAGAGTAGGTGGCCTTACACTAGACCGAGGCACTAACACCGCAAATAACGCATTCTATGTTTCAGACGCGGCGCAACGCGGCGCAGCAAACATAGCAAACGCTGCTTCGCGGAGCGCGTATGATGTCGGCAACGCACAAGCCGGCAATGCGATAAACACAGGTAACGCCCGCGCGTCAGGGTACGCAGGGACAGCTAACGCGTTTAACAACGCTCTCGGCCAGATAACGGGCTATGCCACCGCGGCGCCTTTGAACAACGCCATAATGGGTTACTACAACCGCACCAAACTACCCGTCGGTTAAAAAGGTTTATTGATATGCCAAGCCAAATTATGCCCACAGTAAACTTGCTGAAGCTGCCGGACCCAGCCGCGCAGACCGCGAAGTACGTCAACATGATGAACGCGACGCGGCAGCAGGAAGCGTCACAACGTCAAGCCGACATAGCGCAGAAAACGCTAGACTTGAAGACGAAAGAAGACGTGCGCGAAGAGGCAAAGCAAGGACCAACCTTAACTAAGATGGAGCAAGACAACTTAGTTCAGGCATTAAGCATATTCCGCGAAGGTGTAACAGACATAGCGGATGGTGATTTGGCGGCGGCAGAAGCGTTACGCGCTGACTTAGTAGCGCGAGTACCACCTTACGAAAAGTTTATTCTGCCTGCATCGCAATGGACGCCTGAATATAAATTTCAGTTAAAAACAACGGCTGAACAAGAAATACAAAAAACTATTGCGACGCCGACAACTGAAACTATTTTTGGACCTAAAAATGAAATCTTAGAGTTGACTAAAGGCGGCGCCCCCGGCGTCGCTGGTTTAAGGCCGGTATTAAATAAGCCTGCAGCCGGCACTACACCCACAGTCGCGCCTAGAACACCTGTTGTACCAACCGCGGCGCCAGCAACGCCACCGCAGATGCCAGCCGGTGACGGCGGACAGCTTGACGCCTTTCAGCAGGATCATGTTCGCCGAATGAAAGAAGAGTTGGGTATGACCAATACCCCTGCGTCCTTTACGCGCGGCGGCATGGGGCAGATGTCGCCTGACATGGTTCCCGCCATTATTGACTCTGCAATGAAAACTGGCGTCATGGCGCAGATCGACCTTGATCAGATGTTAGCGATGACGCCGCCGCAAGCCCGTCAAGGAATTGTGGATGTACTCCGCAGCAATAACGTTTCGTTGCAAGCTGACGCACCGTCGCTGGTAACCAGCGGAATGAACCAGCAGCAGCCAATGGCGCCTAACCCCGTAGGAAGACAGCAGTCGCAGTACGCTGTTATGCGCGGGCAAACGCCCCAAGCGTCGCTTGCTGATCTAGGCAGCGCGCCACCAGTGCAGAATACGCTGGCACAGACAAACGTAATGGGCCAACAAGCCTATGGTCGCAGTGCTTCGCCGACATCGCCGATCCCCGGATCGTCGTTGGTCGCACCGCAAGTGTTAGGTAACCAGAAAGCGGCTGAAACTGCTGGGTCGGAAAACGTTAAGGTCGGTACTGAGCCGCGTATTGTAGCGGGCACCGAACGCGCAAAACGGCTGGAAAAGTTGCGCGGTGAAATGCCAATCGCGCAGGCTGAAACGCAGACTTTGGTAAACAGTCTTACCGGACGGATTAACGCAATCGACGAGTATTTGCGTTCGGGTTCTCGCAACAGCATTATTGGTGCTGTTGAAGGCCGTATACCTAAGTTCTTTCAGTCCGAAACGCGTTCCGACGCGCAGAAACTTTACGATTACATCACGAGCAATACCGTTCTTCAAAAACTTATTGATGACAGGGGGCAAACCGAAACTGGCGGGTCCCCGCAGGGTGTTGTGTCCGACGCCGATTTAAAAGTAGCTGCACAAGCATCCACCAAGCTGACGCAAACAGGGTCAGAGCGTAAGCAGGAAATTGAAATGCAGCGTTTGCGCGACGAGTTGTACCGCACACGCGGCCAAGCAATACAAAAATACAACAATGTATACCGCGAAGTCATGAAAGAGGCGCCTGAACTTGGATTAAAAATTCGTCCTGTAGCACCAAAATATAAATCGGCTCCGCAAACACCGACAAGAGCTAAGTCCCTTCAAAATATTTTTGGCGGTTAAGGGTATTTAGATATGGCACCTGTAGCGTATAAAGAGAAAATCCGCGAAGCCCGCCGGAACGGTTATAGCGACGCGGAAATTATTAAATATTTAGCTGCCACCGATCCTAAAGTTAAGGATGCGGTAGACACCGGCTATAAACCTACTGAAATATTAAATTTTATTTCGCCGCCTAAAAAGGCAGCGCCGCGTAACCGCGGCACAGGTATTGGCGCTATAGATACTACGCTAGATGTCATTAACGAGGCGCTGATTGGCATTCCCGAAGGCGCGTACAACGCTGCGGCCATGATTACAGACCCTATATCAAGTCTGATTTTTGGTGATGACGTAGTAAAGCAGGCACAGACCCAGCGCAAGAAAGCTGTCGATACGGTAGCACGGAAGTTGACAACGCAGCCTCGCCCCGTTGCCCGCGAAATTGGGCGCATGGTAGGGCCGGTTGCAGGAGTTACGCGCGCCGCTAATCTGGCTGCCCCTATACTGCAAAAAGCGCCTGTGGTCGGTAACGCGTTGGCGCGCATTGCGGCAGCTACAGGTTCTGGCGGCGTAGGCTCAGGCCGCACCGCCGCGCAGACAGCCAAACTTACTCGTTTTCAGCGCGCAAAACAGCTAGGTGAGCGATCTATCGGCGGCGGCATCTCCGGCGCCACTACCGCAGGCTTAATGGGTGAGGATGTTTTGGAAGGCGCAGGATACGGCGCCGGGCTTCCCGTTGTGCTTAATGTACTAAAGCGCATCGGCAGCCCCGTGGTTGATTTTTTCCGCCCCGGCTACACTATGGCTAAAGGTAAAGCCGCTGAAATACTGCGCCGCGCTTTTGCGGATAACATCGACGCCGCCCGCGCGGAATTTGCAAAGTTATCACCAGACGATAAACGCATGGCTGAGCGGTTTCTTGTGGATGTCAAGATTGAGCCGCGTGCAGTGTTTGGTATTGGTAAGGCAGCGCAAGAGCAGACCGAAACCGGCGGTAACATAATGGGCCGTAAACTGGAAAGTGAAGCCGCCGCGCGTACCGCATCGCTGGTTGACATTTCCGGCGGCGCTGATGCGACCGCCCGCCGGCGGGCCATTGATTTGGGTCGCGGCGCGGTGTCGGCCACCACTACGCCACTTCGTGAAACAGCACTGCAAGCGCGCGGCCCGGTTGATGTCAACCCTATCGTGACCGCGTTGCGTTTGCAGGCGGATTCGGAAGGTATTAAAACAAGCGCAGCGCGTGGTGCGATACTAAAACTTGCCAAGAATATTGAAAACGGCGCGGATGCCAACGGCTTCATTAGCCCAGATAATCTATACACCATCCGCAAAGAAGCCGGCGACACTATTGAAAAACTGGTGTCATCTAAACAGCAACCTTCATCTGGATCAAAAAAACGCACGGCCAGTATTGTCATGGGCTTTAAAAATATTGTCGATGACGCTCTTGGCCCTGACTTTAAAAATTATCTGACGCGTCACCGCGAAGGTATGTCGGCTATGGATACGCAAGAGTTGGCGGCAGAAGCCGCTAATCTTGCAGATACAAGCTCAAATCAATTTACGCGGTTAATGCGCGGCGGGCGCGACGCAACCGTTGATGACGTTATGGGCCGCGGCACGAACCAGTACGACATTCGCAATTTGGAGATAACGGACCCCCGCCGTTATGCTGCGTTAACGAACGCGGCGAAAGATTTTGAAGCGTTAGACCGCATAGATGTTTTACGTAACGAAGGTGTAGGCGCTGCCGGCAAGGTTATACGAAACGAAACACCTAACTATATAACGCGCGGTTTTGGGTATCTGATGAATACGCCCGCAGCCCCTATCGCTGTAGCGGCTGAAGGCGCGCGCCGAGCGCAAACAGGCTACCTCATGCCGCGAGTGGAAAAAGAACTTGTTAACGCGTTCGCGTCCGCGCCGCGTATGGGAGAACTTATAGATACTTTTCCGGCGCGCCAGATAGCATCCGAAGAAGTTAGCCGCGCGCCAGCCGGTGTGCGTAATGTCATGGCTCAACAGTTTGGACCGACACCGACAATAGGGTCGGAGTATGGCTTTCCTGAATTTGAACCTGAGTCCGGTGAGCCGCTGGTAGACATTGATTTTTCGGAAGGTTATCCTGTACCGATATATGGCAGGCTGCCTAAAAATATGCAGTTCAAATCTCTTAATGCTATGAGGCGCTAACAATGGCTACTATCGACGAAACACAGGCCCAACTTAACACGCACGAACAGGTCTGCACGTTCAGGTACGAGAGCATCTGCGCGCGGCTGAAGCGTCTTGAAACCGTAGGTATGACCGCGACAGGTACGATCATTGTGCTGCTGATTGGCATACTGGTAAGCATCCTGCAAAAAGGTGTCTAAGGAGAGCGTATGCGCGTAGTCAGCTTACTGCTAGCGGCGCTGGCGCTGATGGGCTGCCAAGACCGCTACCGCTACGATTGCCAAGACCCTGCGAACTGGCAAGCCGAAATCTGCAAGAAGCCCAAGTGCATCGCTATGGGCTACTGCACCGAATGGCTAATAAATACGGGTGAAGAAAATGAAGCCGACTAACGAATGGTCGCCAGAGGAACTGCTGCGGTTCATCGTCGGCATCGTCCTGTCGCTGACGCTTACGTTTATCGTTGCGACTGTGCTATACTCGTTGGTGTTTGTATCGCAGCCAATGGAAGGGCAGTCCCCTAACGACGCTGAGTTTTTTAAGTTGATCAACCCAATA